AGCCCACCGCGAGGAACGCCAGCCGGTCTCCGCGCCGCACGTCGCCACCGATGAATGCCAGGCCTTCGCTCAGGCGTGCCACGCTGAAGGGAGCCGCGCAGCCGTAGTGCATGATGGCACCAGGATCGGGCGAAAACGGAGTGGCGGCCGCGCCGGTGTCTTGAAACACTTCGCTCGATTCCAGATCGCCGAACGTATAAAGCTCCTGGTGATCGGCTTGCATGGCGGCCACGTTGTCCGGATAGCTGGACTTGCTGAAGTAGTCCAGCGGGTTCCACTGGGTACCGTCTTCATTCGCGCTGAACTGGATCTGATTCGAATCCGGCGCGTTGGCGAAGAAGTAGCCGTCGAGGAACGCGCCCTGGAACGCTTTGAGCTGCGCGTAGCCGGGGCCAGTCAGCCACTCGATACCTTCGCCGCCGGTAGATCCGGCAGTGCCCCAGCTTACCGCTCCCACCGCCTTGGCCTCGCCGCTGCCATTCACTGAGGCAATGACTAGCGACTGGACGATGAAACCCGTGCCAGACGTGATCTGGATGGTTTGGCCGACATCCGAGGCGTCGAAAATCCCTCCGCTCGGCCCAGTCAGGAGAGTGTCGTCGGACCCGTCAATTGCCAAATCGAATTGCTGGATCGAATAGTAAATCGGTTGCGCGCCGCTTCCGCTGTCGAGCCATCCGAGGCCATCGGAGGCGATGAAGAGTTGGTTGCCGTTCGGGAAAAATTGCGCAGGGTTGCCGTCGTTGCCGATGTAGCCGTGGTCAATGAACGTGGGGGTGCCCGTAAGCGGCGCGCGCGTCATCTCGTAGGCATGGCTTCCTGACGCCAGGAACAGGCGATGGTCGCCAGGCCAGAGGCCGCGGCCAGGGCCAGTAGGTGCCGTGCCGACGAGCGCGATGCCAGGCGTGCGCACCAGGCACGCGGGGCCTTTCTCGGGAGCGCCAGCGATCGGCTCGCAGAAGCGGTTGACCAAGACCTCGCTGCTCGCCGCTACGGATGCCAGTGTGGAACTTTGAGCGTTGGTGAAGGCGTCGAACTTCAATGTTTAACCACCGTTTTGGCGCAATCGCAGCAGTGCTCGCTGGTCCATCCGCGCCGGTCGGCTTCGCGTTGCATGCGGCTGGGATCTTCGCGTATGACCATGGCGCCGGCTACGCGCCGCACGACGAGCGCGCGGTGGCCGGGGATCACGATGCGGCGCTGGCAGCGGGCGCATTGCAGGTTCAGGTTGGCAAGCATGGTTAGTAATTGGGGAGCGTGCCCGAAGCCCAGTTAAAATCTCCCCGACGTGAATTGCCGTCGGTGCCCCAATCCGCGCTCGCGATTCTTGGGCTTTTCACGTTGTTCCCCTGGTATGCCTTCATGGCATCGCGCAGCAAGATCGGGAGCTGGCCCGGCATGGCCACTTCGTAGGCGTCCACCAGCGCGCGCGCCAACGTATATGCCAGTGCATTGAAGTAGGCCGGCGGCGCCGAGAACTTGACGTTGATGCTTTGGAACTGGCTGAGCGTCTGCCACGTTTCGAGGCGCAAGCCAAAAGCGGCAGCCGGCACTGGCCACAGCCAAAGCTGGCCGCTGTCCCAGGCCGCCGAATAATACAGGTCGGTCGGTACCGTGCTCGTAATTCCCTTGACTGAGTTGTTTGCCCACCATGCGCTGTCGCGGAGGTTCAGCGGCAGATCGACGTTGGTATTCACATTGGGCGCGGAGACCGGCGGCGGCCCGAAGCCCGTGAGCACCAGCTCGGCGCTTTCAATTCGTACAGGCCGCACGGCTGCCGCGAAGTCGGGGGCCACGAGGCCGGGGCCGATCAGATGCGGCTGATGGTAGGGTGTGAGCGTGTATTGGGTGAATGCCGTGGCCCAGGCAAACGGCTTGCGCGCGGCCCATTCATCGGTGATTTGGTTGAGCACACCCAGCGCTTCCTGGAACTGCGAGGAACTGGGAATGCCTTGCGCGCGCTTCACGATCTGCGCGGCCCGCAGAGCCCTATACAGCACGTCCTTCACAAGCCAAACACCGAGATTAGGGAGGGGAAGAGATGGGGCGCTCATAACGGGGTACAATCGAGACGAAATGCGAATAACTTATCGAGATGGGTGGACGGAAACGTTGCTGACCGCTACGCGGGTGGTGTGCGACGGAGGCCCATTCGCCAGGATCTACTGGCTGGTAGAGGGTGGCCCGCCGCACGTGCTCAGGGATGCGCGCGATATCGCAGAGGTCTTCGCTCTATAAGCCTGGGCTTATGTCTTCGGCCCAGGCGGCGGCGGCGCGGGCGCTTGCATGCCAACCGGCATGGAAGATCCTAAGATCTCAGACTGTAGCTCGGAGATCGTCACAAGCGCGTCGTTGGCCATCTGCGGCAGCCCTTCGGGTATGGGCCGGCCGAACGGAATGCAGAGAATCAGCGCCAGCCGGTTCACAATGCAGGCCGCAAACCCCGGCGCCAGGTTGATGGCGTCGGTGAGGTTCACAAACTGCACGATCTCCCGGTACATCCAAAGCGAGACGTTGCCGGCGGCTGGCATGGGCGTGACGTAGATATTGCCGGTCGGATAGCCGTTGTCCCACAGGAGCGATTGCACGTACAGCCCGACGCGGGTCTTATCGCGTATTCCCATCCACTCTTCGGCACTGACTATCTTGGCTTCGGTCTCGATATTGTTCGCGTCGATGGTGGACGCGCTCTTGATTTTCATGGGCCGCGCCACGTTCCAGGTTTGGCCGGTGCCGAAGGTATACGAGGCCGCGCCGGACAGCGTGCCCAGGTAGTGCAGCAGGCCCAGCGGCGAGAGCTTCTTGGCGCTCAGCGTGTCTAAGTCCAAGTTGGCCCACAGCAGGGCCAGAGCCTGGTCGTTGGCGTTGGGCGTTTCGCCGGGGGCGAGCGCGCCAATGCTCATGAGCGCCGTGTTCAATAAATCCTGGACTTGGAGAGCCATTTATTCTCCAGGGGCGACGGGGCCGCGCGCCGGGACGGCCGGCGCCAATTGGGGGCGGCGGCTGGGCGTAGGCGTGCCGATGATGCCGGACTCGCCGATGGTCTCCATGTGGAGCTTGGCCAGGCCCATCTTGGTTTGCTGGGCGCTGGCAATGGTGGCCTCCGTGAGCTTCGCGCCCGCGAACTGGCCGGCGATGGCCACGGCCAAGTTGAATTTCAGATATGCCAGGTAGCCGGCAGGCAACACCACGGTGTCGCCGATGGTCATGAAGTCGGTGAGCGGCTTCAAGGACCACAGTTCTAACGATCCGCCAGTGACCGGCGCGGGCCACAGGAACAGATTCGATATGGGGTCCGCGTAATCGCAGCAGATCCACTCCGCGAACAGGCCGGTCATGGAGCGGTCGGGGATGGCCGAGAACTTCTCGGCCGAGACAATCTCTACCGGCTGGGAGGCATTGTTCGACGCCAGCGTTACCGCGGCGCGCAGCTTCTCGGGTCGCACCGTGTTGAACGTGCCGGTCGGCCCCATGGTGTAGGTGGCTGGGCCTGTCAGGTTAAACGTTTCGTGCGTGACCTGATAGATAAGCTGGCCTTCGGCGGACGACGTGTCCACGAGCTCGTTGAGCGCGTCAAGGCAGTCGGAATACTCGTTGGTGGCCATCGAGCGGCCGGCCGCAATCAGGCTGAGGAGTTTGCACGCGGGATCAATGATGTATTGCTGAACGGTCATAACGGGAACCTCGAAAAACGGGAACTAGGGGCTGGGGGATGGGGGCGCGGGACTACCGCTTCTTCTTCAGGAGCTTGGCATCGATGGCGGCGGCTTCCGCGCGCTCGCTCGCATCGAGTTCGACTTCGGGCGGTTCGCTCGCGAATGCTACCGTCACATAGCCGGCGGCTTCAAGCTCCGCCTGATGCGCGGCGGACGTTGCCGTTTTCACCACGCGCGCGGTATGGTCATGCATCGCCTTCGGGAATTCCTGATGGCGGTATGCCACGGCTGGCGGCTTGTTGAGATCGAATTCTTTGATAGTTTTGGTCTCGCCGAAGCGCGCCAAGATCTGGCGCATGTGCTCTAACTCTTCGCGTGTCGGCTGGTTCTGGTTCTGCTGAGGCATGAAATCCTTTGGGTAGCCATAAACGGCAAGCTCGGCTTCCCTACGTTGTTCTTTGGTGAGATTGCTTCGCCGGACAAATCCGGCTTCGTTGATGGGCATGGTACAGAAAAATCGGGCGCGCGTGCGATGCGGAGGCGCGCCCGGAAGGATTGTTAAGCCAGACCCGTGTGGACGCGGTAGGCGATCTTGAGTTTACCCGAACCGCCCGCGAGCGTGGTTATCGCCATGGCTTAGTACGCGTACAAATACGGTCCCACCGCCGTGGTAAATGCGGTCGGAACAGTCAGAGCGGGAACCGTGCCGAACGTGGCGCCCGTTTGCCCCTTGGTTAGGCGGTTGTCTTGCGCGCCCGTCACCAGCATGCGCACAGTGTCGGAACCCACGGAATCCTGGAAGCAGCCGTAGTAGGTGGCCGGTCCCACCGCGAAGTACTTGGCGGTGAAGGCGAAGGCCTGGTAGACAGAGGCTGTCGCAGTGGTTACGCCGGTGAGCGCGCCGTTTGCTAGGGCGATACCCGAGCTGTCATACAGAATCGAATAGCGGTGGTCGTTCGTCACGGTCGTGCCGTTAATGAAAGCCAAGCCCGTCAGGAGCTTGTTGTACGGTAGCTCGAAGGCCGTGCAATAGAGCGTGGTCGCGCCTACGGCAGTCCCGTTGGTGTTGATGGATGTGTAGGCAGTGACACCGGGATCGGGGAAGCTGAGCCGGTATTCCGTGTTGGTGATTTGCGTTCCAACACCGTTCACCCAGACGCCGCCGAGGCAGTCCGAGATGACTCCGGTCTCCACATCGATGGAGGGGAGCACCAGCAGATTGGTGCGGGTGCAAGAGCCGCCGGCCTGAACCGGAGACCCACCGATGCCCGCGTTGTCCGCGGAGCCGGTGAAGAAGTTGTTGGGCGAGGATGCGAATACCAGCGCGCCGGAAGCGTGCGTGGTGGCCGTCGTGCCGCCCTGGCCGCGCGAAACGGTGACGGTCGTGCCGCTCACCGCTTCGACGAGCATCAGTTCTTTGTCGATATAAAGATCGACGCTGGTGGTCTGCGTGGGGGCGGTAATGCCAGTGGCGCTGGCCACTACGATTTGTAACTGTTTGGCCTTAGTAACGGCCGCCGATAGAGTCGTCGGCGTCAGAATGGTCTGGCCGAAGGATGCGATGGCCGCGAAGGCGGCGAGCGCGGAGAGCGTGAGAAATTTCTTCATTTTTCGTTTGTCCTAGGAAGGGCAGGCGGCCCGGATCTCCAGGCCGCGTCCCTTAGTTATCTTACGCCCCCACTATGCAGCAGGCGCCGTTGTCCTGGTACAGGTTGCCAAATCCCAGCAAGCTGTCCATGCGGTTGATGTCCATACTCCGCACCGGGTCCCAGGCCTTGACCTTGCGCACGGCAATGCCAGTGTCGGGGTCCTGCGCCTGACCGGATTGCTCCACTGCCTTGGGCACATACAGCTTGCCGCCGACCAGCCCGAAGGCGAAGCGGCTGAGTGCCAGGCCGACAGTGCCCACCTTACCGTTGGGCGAGGTAGTGCCGGGCCACAGGGTGAGCGCCGCGCCGTTCACCGGCAATGCGTCCACGTTCTGGTACTGGCTGCCGGGGCCGTAGATGGCGGGCAGGATGTTGATGGTGTCCGCGCTCCCATCGAGCGTGTAATTCTGTACGACCGTGAAGGTCTTCGCGGTGAGCGGGCCGGCGGTCCGGCGAGTCATCGGGTTGACCGCGTTCACGTTGGCGATGGAGAACTTGTCCCCAGCGTTCAGCGTGTCCAGGTTGGTCCCGGTGATGATCAGTGCGGTACCGGACTGGTTGGCTCCGGTCACTGTGACCGTGCTGGCCCAAGTGCCGGCAGTCTGCGCATAGAGCGAATTGGATTCGAAGAAGCTGAAACCGGCAAGTTTGCCGATGGAGCCTTCTTTCCACATGCGGACAATCTCATCGTCCGGGTGGAAGACGCTGGTGATGTTGCTACCCAGCGAGGCCATCATGGACGAGCTGATCAGCGCGCAGCGCTTGCCGGGCGGGCAAGCCTGTTGCTTC